TAGGACTACAACCAGATCCTGAAGAGAGCAGTTTATCTTCGTGCTCAGGAAGTATATATTAGAATAGATCGCTAGCTGAACCTTGAATTTCTGCAGGTTCAATAGAATCTACAGCTTCAAAGTCTACACCATTGTTGGGTGCATATACAACGTGATCGGTAATCTGAATAGCTGTAAGTGAACTACCTACACCCTTACGACCAGCAACGTCATATGGGTATTGGAATACAATTACATTTGCTTTGGATCCATTACCGATTGTGGTAACTTTTTCCATAGGCGTTAGATCAGCGGATACAACACGAACCTTGCCGTTGTCTTCACCGTTAGCTTTGAGTGCTTTACGTTTTAGACTAGCTGTGAACATACCAGTTGCATCTTTGATCAATGCACCATCTTTTCTACGGAACATGATATAGTTATCTTCAAGTTCCTTTACTTTGGATTCATCAGCAGTAGCAATTTGTAGCTCATACTGTTCGGTTCCAAAGGGATTCACAGCCTTATCCAAACGTGGATAGTTGATTGTGATATCAGAGATTTTATAATTACGTACTTCTGTTAGCATGGGATATTACCTTCCTTGCTGTTGATTGTGATACTGAGTGTATCTGAAGAGGCTCCATTAGTTGAAGCCAATTAGAGGACGCAGCTTGTCTGCGGCCTACTATAGTTATTTGAATGTTTCTATAAGGACTACAATCCAGAACACAGTAGCAATTGTGAACACCTCTTTGTACCTTAAGTACCAAGGCTTGTCTCCAAATGTCATCCAGTGCATTAGTGATAGTAGACCATATATGAATACAGTTAATAGAATAATAGCTGTCATCATATTAGCTCCAATCTACAAGAGTTGCTGAGTATACTATAACACCTGTAATGGTTAGTATTACAAATGTTATAATAAAGAGTGGATGTGAGTGACTCATCAGTGCTGCAAGAGAAAAGAAGAAGCCTATGAGTGTCAACGAGAGACCGAGTACAGTCATGTTATTCTCCTAACTTTTTATTGAGATCATGTATCAGTGGTACAATACCCATGAATACAAGTGTTGCTATAGATGTTGCTAGGCATACAGCAACAAAGGCGAATGCAATATCAATATAGTCACACATTGATTTGACCTTTCCAGAATACAGTGATTACAACAGTAACCTCTGAGTTAGTGACAACATACATACCAGTAGAGTTGTCTATGAATGTGAACTTGTTTGGGTCAGTACGGTTGATCATCTTGTTACCATTCTGAACAGTTGTGATGATGTCCTGTATTGAACCACCTCTTTGGGCTAAGCGAACCTTAGCATGTTTAGTGATATGCATGACAGATCCTTTCTTAGATCTTTGAGTGTGATGAGAGTGTCCCGAAGGACACTCATTGCTCTTTAGCAGCTAGGGCTTCTTTATGTGTAAAGTAAATGACTCCATTGACAACATAGTAAATCATGTAGTACTCCTGTAGATATGATAACACTATTGTTACCATTTAGAGGACTCAGCTTGTCTGAGGCCTACTATGAGTATCCATAAGTGCTTAGAGTGTCCTATAGATACTTATAGTAGTATAGTAACATCCTAGGGCTTTTCCTATAAGGGGTATATACAATTGAGATGTGTGAACCATTGTCCTACAGGTTACTCACAGTACACTCCCAGTACACTCGACCTGCTAAAGATCTGTGTAAAATACTCTATATACCCCTTATAGAGTACATTAGTAGCCCATAGAAGCCCTGTGAGTGCCTTTAAGGACACTTAGAGTAGCTACTACCATTGAGAAGACACAGCGGAGTCTGTGGCTAACTAGGGGGGTCTGGAAGTAATCAGGGTACCTATATATATTGTTACCTTAATTAGGCTTACTCAAAGGAACATCCATAGGTCACTTAAAGAACCAAGGGCTACTCAAAGTATACAGAGAGAGGACACATGAATAAAAAAGACATAGCTAGACTACTCAAAGAAAAACAGAGGCGTACTAAACTTAAATTATATGAGAATGACTTTACTAGGTTTGCAGAAGAGCAAATACAGATTGTAACTAAGGATGTATCCAGAGGGTTTGTACCTTTCTCATTCAATGAAGCTCAAAAGATAATTACAGAGAAATTGGAGAAACAAAAGAATGATACAGGAAAGGTTAGAGCAATTATTCTTAAAGCTCGTCAACAAGGTATCTCGACATACTGCGCTGGACGAGTCTTCTGGAAGAGCTATTATACTCCCTATGCGCGATCAGTTGTCATGGCTCATGATTCGGCTACGTCAGATGCCCTATTTAATATGTCCAAAAACCTTATTAGAAACATGGAGGGAGATCTTGCCCCTAATGAAATACGTAGTAACGCTAAAGAAATTATTATTAACAGTCCCGCTATGGCTGATAAAGATGCTACAGCGTCTTATCGGCTTTATACAGCTGGTTCTCCAGAAGCTGGAAGAGGGACTACACCGACTATAGCACACTGTTCAGAGGTTGCCTTCTGGCAGCATGATGAAAAGATTCTAGCAGGACTCTTCCAGGGTATCTCAAGTGCTGACGGTACAGAGGTTATCCTGGAGTCTACAGCTAATGGTGCCCAGGGAGAGTTCTACAGACTCTGGAAAGGTGCTGAGGAAGGGGAGAATGAATATCTACCTATCTTCTTACCTTGGTTTATAACACCAGAATATACTAGAGAACCCCCAGAGAACATGGAGTTAACTCTTGAAGAAGAAAAACTACGAGATAAACACAACCTTGACAACGGACAGTTGTACTGGAGAAGACTTAAGATTGCAGAAGGTGGAGAACTCAAGTTTAAACAAGAGTACCCCTCAACAGCTGACGAAGCGTTTATTATGTCAGGATCTAACGTCTTCAACCTGGAGCGTCTGGACTCATTAATACCACAGTCTTACGAAAGAAGATCTGAATGGGATCCTTCTTCAAAGATGTTTGATGAAAATAAAGAAGGTTCTTTGTATACCTATCAGTACCCAAGTTGGGATGAACCATATGTTATTGCTGCTGATGTAGCACTTGGGGTTGGTCAGGATTATTCTGCAGCAGTTGTTATTAATAAAAAATATGAAGTAGTTGCACACTATAGAAACAATAAGATTGATCCATCTATGTGGGGAGAACTACTGTTTTACTTAGGGAGATACTACAACAATGCTCTTTTAGCAGTAGAATCAAACAGTATGGGTATTGCTACATTACAAAAACTTGACAGTATGGGTTATATTAATCTGTATAAACAAACTAAAATAGCTAATGTATCATCAGAAGAAGGTGTACGTTTAGGATTCAGAACCACTTCTGCTACTAAACCAGTCATCATATCAAACCTAAAGAACCTTATAGAAAATGAAGAGTTGTTAATTCCTTCTGTTCAAATCATTAAAGAGTTAAAAGACTATATATCTACTGACACAGGTAAAACAGAAGCAGCACCTAACTGCTATGATGACTCTGTAATTGCTTTAGCAATCGCTTGTGAAGTATTAAGAACACATTGGGATAAACTAGTTACCTCTAATATCTCATGGAAACAAAAGATTTCTATGTCAGAACAAATAGAGACTAACTGGTTATAAACATATGGATACTATTACTACCACTATATATACGGATAAATCGTACTCAAACCTATAGTGGAAGCCAAATAGTAATTTAATCTATTTACTATTTTATGTATTAATCCATATACCCCTTATAGAACATAAAGACCACTAAGGGTCTTAACAGTTCCGCATTGTCCTCATACGTCCGGTGGTACGTAGCGGAAATACCACCACTTTATTTTATATAGTGAAAAACAAACGGAGGTTTGTATGCCAGTAACAGTAGAACAATTTCTTAAATGGAAAATATTACCACGTTTAATGATGCTGGCAAGTACAGTTATGAGTTGGCGTTGTGCCGAATGGTTTATGGAACTAGATAATCCAACAGGTGCACAATCAGCTTTTGTATCTGTAGTAATGGGTGTTATGACTGGTGTATTCGGGATCTGGATGGGCCATGAACACAAACAATAGTCCCTGTGTAAACATTTGTACTTTAGATTCTATGGGTAAATATTGTATTGGTTGTGGTCGTACTATAATCCAGATAATGGAGGCAGGTAATGCTACATATTCCATACGCACATCAACGAAAACAAAAAAGGGTTAAGCCTTATAAAAGCCCTGTAGTAAAAAGCGGAGAAGAAGAATGTCAATTGAAAAAGCAGGAGAAACCTTCTCCGGTTACAACAAACCAAAAAGAACTCCTAATCACCCCAAAAAATCCCATGCTGTCCTTGCAAGGTCGGGTGGTAAAGAAAAGCTAATTCGATTTGGTGAGAAAGGTGCAAGTACTGCAGGTAAACCTAAACCTGGTGAATCTAGACGTATGAAAATGAAACGTAAATCATTTAAAGCCAGACATGCAAAGAACATTGCACGTGGTCCTTTAAGTGCTGCATATTGGGCAGACAAAGTAAAGTGGTAGGAGAAGGAGATGGCAGTTAATGAAGCGGGAAACTACACAAAACCGACCATGCGTAAAAACCTGTTTAATAAAATTAAGGCAGGTAGC